AGCAAAAAGGAGTTAATGGAACAAGCATGGCAATACGAAAAAGAAGGAATGGCTCTGCAATACCAATATGGACAACAGGCAGCCGACAACGAATATGCAAGGAATCTCAGAATGTGGAAAGCAACGAATTACGGTGCACAAACAAAGGAGATGGAAGCAGCAGGATTAAGCAAAGGACTGATGTACGGAGGCGGAGGAGGACAAGCAGCAAGTACAGCAGGAGGCGACGGAATGCAACCAAGCGGACCGAAAATGAATCCTGTAGAAGCAGCACTACAGCAACAAGCAATGGGACTACAACTGAAGCAAATAGAGGCGCAAAACAAGCTTGCAAATGCCGAAACAGCCAAAACATTAGCCGAAGCAAATAAAATCGCAGGAGTAGACACTAAAGGGCAAGAATTGAGCAATAAGTGGCAAGAGATTGAGAATAGAATCCAACTGAGTAAGGAAAACATCGCAGAAAGTAATGTAACAGAGGCAGCAGCCAATGCAAAAAAAGCAGTCGAGCTATGGAAGCAAGAGGTATTAAACACACAATATCTAAACGAAACTCAAAAGGAAAGAGTGACAAAACTAGTATCGGAGATAGCGTTATTACAAAAAGAAGGAGCCGTACAAGACTCGATTGTAGACGTCAACTACAACACCGCAAGAAAGATTCAAAAAGAAGTAGAGAATTTCTACTACGACATGATAACAAAGAGAATGTCTGCTGAAGCAGCGAAAGAACAAGCAGCAGCCATGATAGACAAGATCGCAAAAGACTATGAACTCGGAAAAGGACATCTAGACAACGAAAACCAAAAAAACCTCAGAGAATGGATCTTCGGAGGAATCAATCAATTATCAGAGATAATAGGATCTCTGAGTAGGTTCAAACAAGCAGAATCTCTACTCAAGAGACTGGAAGAAGTAATCAGAAAACCAAACAAGTAATATGTGTTACTTCACTAAAAAAGTACTCAACAAGCGGTTTCTACCTAATCGAAAGAACAGGTGGAATCCGCCTGTGTGCACAGACGAAAGATTCAGATACGTAGAAGTAGAATGCGGACACTGTTTCGAATGCAGGAAGAAAAAAAGAAGAGAATGGCGAATCAGAAATTATGAGCAACTCAAAGAAACACCGATAGCCGTATTCTTCACAGGAACCGTATCACCAAAGAGATACGAACACATATGCAAACAGTACGGATACAAGAATGACGGAAGCCAAGACAATGAGATAATCACGAAGATACAAAGGCTATTCCTGGAGAGAATCAGAAAAGAAAAAGGATACTCAATCAAACACTGGTGTGTCACAGAAAAAGGACATACCAACACTAGACGTATACACATACACGGACTATACTATGCAACGCACGGAGAAACAAAGTGGCAACTCACAAAGACGTTATTCGAAAACTGGATCGACGGATACAAATTCTACGGATCATACGTTAACGAAAAAACGATCAACTACGTGTCAAAGTACATGACAAAAAAAGACGAAGACAATCCGGACTACATCGGAATAGTACTATGCAGTAAGGGACTAGGAGCGAACTACGCAAAAAGAATGGCTTATAAACACGAATGGAACAAAGAAAAAACAATTATCACGTACAGAGCAAGAAACGGAGCAGATATGCCTCTGCCAAGATACTACAAAACACAATTATATACAGAAGATCAAAGACAACTATTATGGCTATACGCTGAAGACAAAGGTGTTAAGTGGGTAAAAGGATTCGAAGTAAAGGGAGCAAACGGAGTAAACAAAGATTACTATGAAGCATTAGTAAAACAGAAGAATGAAGAAGGAGCACCGCTGCACGGTGATGTAGAAGAAGACATCATCCGAAAAAAAGCAATAAACAGAATGAATAAACTGCAAAATCTGACACAAAGAAAACGAAACCAAAGGAGAGAGATAAAGAGAGAAGAAAGAGATCTACTCTATTCGCTAAAAGACGGAACCTACTGTCCGTTCTAGAGGCTTCGCTGCGCTGAGGTGCTCGAAATGTAACTCTAGGTAGCGCCTACGGCGGATTTTAACTCGGTCAATGACCTCGACCGTTCTGGTGTCGAAACACCTTCACTCTACGAAAGCTCTCCGAGCTTCCTCCACACTATGCAGACAATCAATCAGTTATCGTTACACGATAACATCTGGTCCGTAACGAACGGACTATACCATACGGAATATTTTATTTTAATTTTACAGGGCAGTAAGGGTAACTGAAGAGTAAAGATCGCTACCTACAGAAACTGCTTAAGGACAGGGCGTGCACCCGATCAAAGATCGTGGTGTGCGCCTTTGGCGATATCAAGGTGCTAACGCTCTAGGGCAGCGCCCTAGAACCCTGCTTTTATCGCTCGCGCTATGAAAACGTTAAGAAAAGTTATAAGATAACAGAAAAATTTGCAGAATCAGAAATTATACGTATCTTTGTAGTGTAAGAAAAAACAAGATGTATAACATGTTCCACGTGGAACAATAAAAACAGAAAAATTATGAAAACGAATTACTTAATCACAATCGAAATGCCTACAACGAAGCATGTAAAAAACATAAGATTAGAAAATGTAGACAATGGAGATCTTATAGAATGGATCAAACACTTTCAGCTAACAGTAGGTTACACAATAATATCAATAATAAAGTATTAACAATTTAAATTTACAAAATTATGGCAGCAACAAATTACACAGTAATCGTGAAAAACAAAGCAACAGAAAGAATAGTGCTAATCGATCTAACAGCCAAATGGACATACAAACAAGCACTAGCAATTGCAAAAGAAACACACACAAAAAACGATACACATGAATTAGTATGCGTAATAGAAACCAATAAAATCTTATTAAAAAATGAAAAAGAAAATGAAAAAAATTGTGCACTATAGATATGGTGAACAAAAATTCAATACATTTCGAGAGTTAAAGTGGCACATGTACCTGAACATGCAAAAAAACACAAAAGATAATGCGTATCAGATGTGCAACGACGAGATATTAAAAGAATATGAATTTAACAGACAAGAAAGGAGGTTATTATGTAGAACTATTTATGATTACGAAAAAATCAACCTTGAAAAATGGAACAATCGTCAAACAAATTTATTTAATGATGGATAAGAAAAAAATCATTTACAAAATCGTAGAAATAGTATGCACGGCTATCATCAGCATAGCCGCAGTACTGACAGCACAAAGCTGTACAATGTCGCTTAGCGTAAGCAAGAACAATCAGAACAGTACTCAGAAAACTGAACAGACAAGCACGTCATCAGTAGACAGTACCAATATTAACATTCAACCAAAATTCAAGTAAAATGAGATTAAAAGAAGCATTTAAAATCAGAAAAAAAGACGCAGAATCAAATGAAGTTATCATTACTATTGGTAATCACTTGGCTAGTGAGCAAGTATTTCCATCAGAAGAGGAAGCTCAAAAAGTAATCGACGCAACCGATTGGGATCTAGTGGCAGCACTAGTATACACACTCAAAGAAGCGGACGAATGGGAACAATCACAAAAAGAAAAGGAGGAATAATTTATGTCAATAACTAGAACTTTAGGAAAGAATACACTAGGCGATAACAATAAGATGAAGGTCGCCATGAGAGACTACGACATGTCTACACACGACATATCAACAGTCTTCAGAAGCTCAATAGGAGTAGGGATGCTCGTACCATTCTGTAAGATACTCTGTCAAAAAGGAGACATCATCGATCTAGATCTCATTAACAAAACACTAAGCCAACCAACGCTCGGACCGCTCTTCGGATCATTTAAACTGCAACACTTCATGTTCTTCGGAGGATTCCGATTATACAACAGTTGGCTACACAACAACCGTACAGGAATTGGCATGAAAATGTCGGACATCAAGATGCCAATGATGCTTGCAAATACAAAAGGAACTAGCACGGAAGCATACACCAATATCGCAACATCAGCGTTGTACAAGTATCTAGGATGGAGCAAGTCAAGGAGAATAGGAACAAACGCGACCTCAGGTGTGTACAAAAACGGAGTACCACTACTATTATATCTCGACATATTCAAGAACTACTTTGCCAATACGCAAGAAAACAAATTCTATATGTTAAAAGGTGCGGGAAGCGTAACACTTAATATATCAGACAGTTATAACAGTACTGACGATGGAGACTACAAGATTGGAATCAATCAAAAATCCGTACATTTTACAAAAACGACAAAAATAAAAACTACAATAGAAACCAATGACTACCAGCGGTTCTGGGATAGTATTACAATAAGAGTACTCTTATCAGATGGCAGCTTCCAAACAACAAACCTAGGAAGATTGACAACAAACGCTCTAACAAACACAATTACACTCAATGCAGTGCCTGCAGAACCATATGCAACAATCCTGCAATTCCAAGCAACACAAGCAACTGCAAGTTTTGTAAAAACAGAGCTAGGACAATACGATTTAAAAGTGCTCGACGAAATAAGAGACGTAATCCTACACAAAAAAGGAAATGAGGTACTCGTACTCAACGGCGAGAACATCGGAAAAACAAACGGAGGAAGCGACGAACTAATGACTTTTTTCAGTGACCTAAAAAACAGCCAATCAAACAAACTAGGCGGAATGCTATTAAAAACATACGACAGCGACATATTCAACAACTGGATCAAAAAAGAATGGGTCGAAGGAACAGGAAGCATCACCGACCGAACAACAATCGACGTAAGTGACGGACAACTGACAATGGACATGCTAAACCTGCAACAAAAAGTTTACAACATGCTAAACCGAATCGCAGTAAGTGGAGGAACATACAAAGATTGGTTGGAAACAGTGTATACGGCAGGAAAGTACCTCGAAAGACCAGAGACACCTGTGTTCATCGGAGGAATGACGCAATACATCGAATTCGACGAAGTAATCTCAAAATCAGCGACAGAAACAGCCTATGGAAATCAACCTCTTGGAGACATTGCAGCAATCGGTAGAGGAGGAAAACCAACCAACAACGGACACATCCATTACCAATGTGAAGAACCTGGATACATCATGGGATTAATGGCAATCACACCTATGATAGATTACTCTCAAGGTAACGATTTCGACCTAAACCTACAAACAGTTGACGACATCCACAAACCAGCACTTGACGGAATAGGCTATCAAGACCTCATCCAGGAACAAATGGCCGGTGAAACATCAATATATAGCAACGGACCAACAATCAATAATTTAAATCACCTAGCAGCAAACAAAACGCTCGCATGGATTGATTATATGACCAATTACAACCGAACATTCGGAGACTTCGCGGCTGGAGAAGCATTAGACTTCATGGTGCTTAACAGAAGATACGATGTGCAGAATAATCAGATCAAAGATTTGACAACGTATATCGATCCGCAAAAATATATCGAGATATTCGCGGACACAGCCATCGACAGCCAAAACTTCTGGGTGCA